GAAACAGACTGCAAGGTAAAATGGAAATACATCGTAGGCTTGCAGATGATCCAAGAACAGACGAACCTAGATTACGAATATTTCCGAACTGTGTCAATCTTATCAAACAGCTATCAGGCATACCTCTTAGCAAAACAAATTCAGAAGATGTGGACACAAAGGCAGAGGATCACGCATACGATGCCCTGCGATATATGTTAATGACAAGGATGACAGGATATGTGTCGATTCATAAAACGCTTGGTGGTATCAAGAATCAGGTCTATCAAATGCAAGACCAAACATTTGGGTATTAAATAAATGGCATTACAATTTAGTCAGGATTTTGAAAAATCTCTTTCAGGAAAAGAAGGTGTAAGATCAGATAAGATCGCAACTACACCTTTAGGTGTCTTGATAGAAAGTTCAAACAGAAAAGATAAAAAATCATTTATGACTGTTTTGGCTAAAGGAGATTTGTTAAATACAACTATTCGTGAAATAAATGACAACCCAGAAATAAAAGAAAAGTTTGGTAGATTTTTTGAACAACAAGGAAAAGATAAAAAAACAGCTAGTAGTGCTAACAAGGTATTAGGATCATTACAGCCATTTTTTGAAGAGTCAGGGTATCTAGGTCCTAAAGGTAGAAATCCAGTCAGAATAGTTCTTCAAGATGTTATAGGCACGACATCGACTCAAGAACTTTTTTCTACAGATCCAACAAGAAAAGTGCCTAGTCCATATCCGTTTGAAACTTATGTCAAGCTAAAAGAAGTTATAACAGGGTTATTGAATAGTGAAAACAAAGCTGAACGTTTAGCAGGAACTCAACTTGCCATGCACGTAATCGGTGGATATAGACCGTCTGATTTTAAAAGTTTACGAATAGAAAATATAAATTTTAAAAATGGTGTCGTGTCAGGTCTTGACGTTAAAGACAAAGGACAGACATCAAAAAAGGCAGGTTACTTTCCTAAAATAATAAGAGATATATTATTAAAAGAAATAGGAGATCCAACAGGTAAAACTGGTTTAGTTTTTCCAACAAATAATGAAGAAGTAATAAATGCCGCTCTTAAAAAAGCAAACATACCTACAGAATATACCACTGCAGGAAAGGTAAAACAAGGGGTATTTACACTTGAAGATACTCGTAAATTAAACGAAACACATTTAACAACTTTGGGTTATAATGAAAAAGATCCGATAAGACTCGCAGCAACATTACGTGCTAACAAAACAACGATAGGACAGTACGTTGCAACAGGTGCAGGTGGTAGAGCTATTGAAGAGTTATTTGTAAAAACATCTACACCTCACGTAGCATTTACTGGTACGACAAGCCACGCACAATATCTAGAGGATATAGGAGTAAATTCTTCTGACATAGTTAAACGTTACAAAGTAACTAACGATGTAGTAGAGAGATTTCCGTTAGATAGAGTAGAAGAATTTCAAACTATGTATCCTACTTTGGCGTATGAAGATGGTGATAAAGTAATAACATCAACTTTAAGTCAAGTTAATAAAGGTAACGCAAAACTTTATCAAGAAGCTATTGGTAGTGAATTAGCAAAAAGAAAAGATAAAGCTGATATAGCTCGTGCAGAAACTGCTGAAGAAGCAGAAAAAGCAAGATTAAAAATAGCAGATGTAAAAAAAGAAGTAAAAGCTGAAAAGAAAGCAATAGATTTACAAGAGCTAAAGAATAAAGGTAAAAATGCTTTAGATTGGATCACAAATAATTTAGGTAAGCCTATCAAAAAAGCAATAGTAGGTGGTATTGGAGTTGAACTAGCACGACAGTTTATAGACAAACCTCTTGAAACAGGAACTGCGATTGCAAGTGAGTTATTACTTGAGAGAGGAATTGGAACAGGTCCTGCGTTTGGAGTTACTGCTGCTTTACAATCAAGTCCTGCAGGTGAAGGTTCAGACATTGTTAGAGACACAGAGCAGGCAAGATTTTTGCAAAATATGCAAAATGTTGTTCAAGCAGATACAAACATACAAACTGATGAAGCACCTAGACCACAAGCTCTTAACATAATCGAACAGGATACCAATATAGGTAACAAGATGGGTACATTTGGTAGAACACCTGATGTATCTCCGGGGTTCGTCACCCCACCGTCTAAATCAGATTTAGCTGATGAGACACAAAGACAACAAAACTTTATGGGAGTAACATAAAATGCAAAACATGAATCAAGGTGCAGCCTACATTATGGGTTCAGACAAAGTATCAGTTGATGATGCTCAAGGTTCTGATAGCCTACATAGAGAGGGTCTTGAGTTTACAATGGAAGTAAATCAAGATGCTTTACAAGTAGACATGCCAAAGAAGCAAACTAAACCTACAGTTGAAGCTTCTTTATTTGCAATGGCTGAACAAAGAGACTACTAATAACACATAGGTAAATCATGGCTGATGAAAACTTTCTTCAACCTGCCGATGATACTGAAGTTCCTGTACAAAGTCCAGAAGAGCAGATGCCCGGACTTGCAGGCTATATTAAACGCAAGTTTGAAGATTCAGAAAATGGCAGACGCAGTTATGAACTACGTTGGTTACAAGCTTTTAAAAACTACAGAGGTATCTACGACTCTACTACACAGTATCGTGACTCTGAAAGATCAAAAGTATTTATTAAAATAACCAAAACAAAAGTTCTTGCTGCATATGGACAGATAATCGATATACTTTTTAGTAACAAAAAGTTTCCGATTGTCGTTGAGCCTACTCCTATACCAGAAGGTATATCAGAGTTTGCTCATCAAACAACACCTCTCGATCAGATAGTCAAGCAAGATCCATATGGATTTGAAGGGGATGGAAGAGAATTACCCCCCGGTGCTACTCAAGCAACACAAGGCTTGGATTTCTTAGGTGGTTTAGAGGGCAGATATGCTAATGCTAACTTATCTCCCGGACCTTCTCTTGGAGGTGAACCACAGATAAGTCCTGCACAGAAAGCAGCACTTAACTTAGAAAAAATGATACATGATCAGTTGACAGACACAGACGCTGTTACTGTTTTACGTAACGCTATTTTTGAGTCGTGTATGTTAGGCACAGGTATAGTTAAAGGTCCATTCAACTCTTACAAACGTGTTCATAAATGGCAGACAAATGATAACGGTGATAAAACCTATGAGCCGTACGAAAAATTAGTGCCACGAATTGAATACGTATCACTATGGGATTTTCATCCTGATCCATCAGCTACAAGCATAGAAGATTGTGAATATGTTATACAAAGACATCGTATGAACAGACAACAACTTCGTGCTTTGATTAACAGACCATATTTTTACAAAGATGCCATTGAAGAGTGTCTTGCAAAAGGTCCTAATTACGAAGATAAATACTACGAAGATACAATTCGTGAGGATGATACTGAACCATACTTTCAAGAAAATAGATTTGAAGTTCTTGAATACTGGGGTGTTATAGATAAGAAACATGCTGATGAAGTCGGTATGCAAGATATACAGGATATATCAGAGTTAGATCAAATTCAAGTAAATGTTTGGGTTTGTGGAGGTATGATAATTAGGTGTGTTCTTAATCCATTTATGCCTGCACGATTACCTTTCCAAGCGTTCCCATACGAAACAAACCCATACCAGTTGTGGGGTGTGGGTGTCGCAGAGAATATGGAATACTCACAGAAGTTGATGAATGGTCACTATCGTATGGCTATTGATAACTTAGCACTTGCAGGTAATCTTGTATTTGACATTGATGAAGCTAGTTTAGTACCGGGTCAAAACATGGATATATTCCCCGGTAAGATATTTAGACGACAATCAGGTGTAACAGGCACAGCAATCAACGGATTAAAGTTTCCTAATACTGCACCTGAGAACATACAAATGTATCAGATATCACGACAACTTGCAGATGAAGATACAGGTATACCATCCATATTACACGGACAAACAGGTGTAACTGGCACTGGTAGAACTGCATCAGGTCTATCTATGTTGCTTGGTGGTGCAAGTTTATCGTTAAAAACAGTTATAAAGAACATAGATGATCATCTATTAAAACCAATGGGGGAAGCGTATTTTCAATGGAATATGCAGTTTACTGATAGCGTACCAGAGATAGAAGGAGATCTTGAAATTAAACCTCGTGGCACTGCAGCAGTAATGCAAAAGGAAGTACGTAGTCAAAGATTAACAACTCTACTACAAACAGCAAGTAATCCAACACTAGCACCTTTCATAAAAATACCAAATCTTATGAGAGAGCTTGCAATAGCACAGGACATAGATCCTGACAGTCTAGTCAACGATGTAAGTGAAGCACAGATATTTGCTGAAATATTGAAAGGACTTGTAAATGCTCAACAAGAAGCAAGCCAACAACCTCAATCCCCTGATCAACAACGAGCAGGCGTGGAACAGTCTGGAGGAGTACCTGCAGGAGCTAACGCAGGTGACGATTCAGGCGTTGGTGGCGGCACGATCGGAACTGGAAGTGTTCCAACTGCAGGGGAAACTGGCTTTACTGGAACAGATCAAGAAACTCAAGAATGATCATGAAGCTGTAATAAGGATGAAGAGTGTCGATTGAATCAGTTATAAAAGATTACATGTTTAAACAGCTTGGAGCTTCAGCCATATTTAAGCTTGAAGATGAACTTGCTATTCCATCTGTGGCTATGTTTGCACCTTTAGCAATAGCTCCTGTTGCCACACCGTTTGGACAAAGACGCAAACCATCTTTTCCTTTGCTTGGAAAAAGACCCCCAGTAGAACAACAGGGTATAGTTCCTGATTATGAAGAAACTCCTAGTGGAGATGATGATTATGAACAAGTTACCATAGAGGATTTACCAACAGATTTAGAATCTTTACTTGGTAACACAGGGAAAAGTGGAAAATTAGGTGATTATCAAATAGGTCCTAAAGGAACAAAAGCTACATTCGGTGTAACACAAGCATTTGATCCGGGTAAGGCAATAGGACAGGTTGCTAGTATGTCTGGCTCATTTATAACTGCAGGTGCTGCAGGTCAAAAAAACTTAGAACAACTTCAATACGCACAAGCTATGGCAGGCTTGGGTGTAAAAGGATATGGTGTGGGTGTTGTAAACAATCAGGTTGTAGGTGTAACTCCTAATAATGTTATTGGAACTTTGCCAAATGCAAGTCCTAAAGATATGCAAAAAATACGTGACACTTTGACTGGTAAGTCAGGTCCTATGAAAGCAGGTATTGAAACATTTAAAAGCTTGACACCACAGACTCCTGTAACCAGTGGTATGAGACAATTTCAAAAAGAAATCATAGAATCAAAACTATCAGATTCATTAAAAGCAGAAATACTAGGTCTTGGAACTGCTCTCAATGTAGATTTTGGTGTAGATACTTTTAAAGGGAAACTTAGTCCACAAAAACTTACTGATCCTAAAACATTTATACAACAATATAAAGAAGCAACTAATTTAGGAACAGGAGATGAAAGAGACGATCAAATAGATGAAGATACTTTTAGTGATTTTACTGCTCCAAGTTTAGAAACAACAACAGAAGCTGATTTCTTTTCTAGTATGCCTAGTGGTGGATTCTTTAGTGATAGTGATGATAGTTATGACAGTGGCACTGGTGATCCGTCAGGTGGATTTGGTGGTTCTAGTGAAGGCGATTATGGATTTACTGCGTATGGTGGTAGAATTGGAATGTATAACGGTGGATTTACATCAAATACAAAAACTATAAAAGGCGTGGGTCTTATCAAACCTGAACAAACTTTTATGGATACTGATGTAGTAGACGATGATATAGAGCTTACTGCAGAAAATGGAGACTTTATTGTTAACGGCCCTGCATCAAAACAAAGAGAAAAAGAAATAAAATTATTAGTAGATTACGGAATAGATGAATTAAGAAAAGAAGGGGTTGACATACGTGTAGGAAATCCTAAAATAAAAGGTAAGGACAGAGTTCCGTTAATAGTTGCTTCTTCAGAAACATACATCCCCAGAGTTATAGCAGAAAAAATAGGATATCCTATATTAGATGCACTAAACAATACAGGTAAACCTGAAGTAGCCAAATTAAAAAGAAAACTTGATAATGAACCCACAGATAAAGGTAAGTACCAAGCAAGCGAGGGTATGCTTGTAAAAAATCCTCAACAAGGATTTTTATTTCGTAGACCTGATCTAAATGTTACAGGTCCTAATATAGACAAGTTTGAAGAAAGATTTGTTCCGGGGATATCCGATAACCCACCTGCAATGACTTTAAATCAACAGACGTTTTTTGATGACTATGAATTTGGTGATATTAAAAAAGCAATTAAGAAAACAGAAATACAAGGATTTGAAGAATATCCCTACATATTTACAGGAGTAAAAGCAAAAAAAGGTAAAAGTAGTTCAGCTTTCGGCCCAATGCAAATAACAAAAGCTCTTATAGAGGATTTTGAAAAGAGAAGTCCAGATTACAAAACTCTTAGTAAAGAAGAAAAAAATTATCTTAAAGCTTTAAAAATACAAGGTGAAGATAAAATAAATCAAGAATTGTACGGCACTGTTTTTCGTGGCCCTGAAGAGTTAAGAAAAAAAGTAGATGCAAGAAAAGTATATGGTAAAAAAGCAAAAGGACTAAAACCTTATGGAAAAGGCACTATAGATCCAAAGCTACACGAAAAATATTACGATAGAATTGCTGATATAATACTTCTTCATAAATTAAGAGATCATGATAATATAGAGGATTTTCTTGCGTCTTATGGAGAAGGTGCAAACTACGCAGATAAAGTTTTAAATGATTTACGAGATATTATGCAAGGAGTAGAACCTCCTACTGCAGTAAAGTCTCAGTAAAATTCGTCAGCTACCCAGTATTTTATTGGCCCTGACAAACCGAAGCAGCTACCCACAGCCAGTGGCACTGCATGAATGAGGTAAAAACTATGGCAAAACAACCAGTTCGTGGCGTAAGAGCCAACAAACCAAATGACTCCGATGGAGTTGTAAACAATCCTAATCTTTATCGTGGCAAATACAGAGACGATGTATACAAAGACGATGAAGAAGAACAAGTTCAAGACCCCACACAAGAGGTGGCTACTCAAGAGCAAGAGCAACAGGAAGAAACTTTCGTATCTGTAAAGAAAGAAGAGACTGCTCCAGAGCATGATTACAAGAAACGGTATGATGATCTAAAGCGTCACTACGATCAAAAGATACAGGAGTTTAAGACAGAGAAACAACAATTAGAAGATGCTATGCAACAATCTAATGTGAACGTTCCTCTACCGAAAACTCCAGAAGAACTAGATAAGTTTAGACAAGAATATCCTGATGTCTACGATGTCATACAAACAATAGCTTCAACAAAAGCTAATGAACAGGCTCAAGGACTTCAAGAAGAACTCAAGACTTTGAAAGCTCGTGAGAAAGAAAATTTGGTTAAGGTAGCTTATCGTGAACTCAAGACTTTACATCCTGACTTTGAAGAAATAAAAACGGATGAAAAGTTCTTACAATGGCTAGAAGAACAACCAGATACTATCAGTGATGGTGTGTTGAAAAACAACACAAACGCTCGACTAGCTGCAAGGGTTATTGATCTTTATAAAGCAGACATAGGGATCACAACCAAAAAACAGAGCAAAAAACCAGACGTTTCTGCTGCAATGTCTGTCACACCTCCGAGAGCAAAGGAGATAAAAACAGACACCAATGCAAACAAAAAAGTTTGGAAAGGCTCGGACATCGCCAAGATGAAACCGTGGGAGTTTGAGAAGCTAGAAGCTGATATAGACTTAGCACGGCAAGAAGGGCGAATTGATATGAACAGCTAAAACCTCAAAAAAGGAGAGAGAAAATGGCTTTCGGAACTGCTGCAGGATACGGAAATTTACCTTCTGGTAATTTCGCTCCTCAGATATTTAGCCAAAAAGTTCTCAAATTCTTCAGACGTGCTTCGGTTGCAGAAGATATTACGAATACTGATTACACAGGAGAAATTGAAAACTTTGGCGACACTGTGAATATTATCAAAGAACCAACAATAACTGTATCCAGTTATACAAGAGGTTCTGTGGTAAATACTCAAAACTTGGCTGACGATCAAATTACATTGACCGTTGACCAAGCAAACGCATTTGCATTTAAGATCGATGACATCGAAGAGAGACACTCTCATGTCAACTTTGAAGCATTAGCAACTTCATCAGGTGCTTTTTCTTTGAAGAGAAAATACGATGCAAACATATTACAAGCTTTATCAGATGGTGCAGGTATTGCAGGTGCTGATGATGCAAGTTTATCAGGTGGTCTAACAACTACTAATACATCTTTAGGTACAGCATCTAGTCCTATTAACGTAGAGACAGATGATGCAGGTATCAACCTCATGTTATTAATGGCAAGAGTGCTTGACGACCAGTCTGTACCAGAAGAGAATAGATGGTTTGTTGCACCTCCAATCTTCTACGAGAAGATGTTTCAAGCAGGTAACAAGATTGCAGAAGTACAGGTAACTGGCGATGCTTCTTCTAACCTAAGAAACGGACTTGCAACTCCGGGTACACTTGCAGGATTTACATGCTACAAGTCTACAGCTTTAAACAGCACAAGTGGAACTGATCAGGTAACAATGTCAGGATTAGCAACTGATGCTTCTGAAAACGTTATCTTAGCAGGTCACATTTCTGCTGCGGCAACAGCGTCTCACATCGCAAAGACTGAAGTGGTACGTTCAACTGAATCATTCTCTGACGTTGTTAGAGGACTACATGTTTTTGGTAGAAAAATTCTTAGACCAGAAGCATTAGTTCGTGGCGTCATTGACTTCGCTTAATAGGGAGGATTAACTATGGCTACTTATGATAGAACCATCACTGGTGGTGGTACAGTAGGGCATCCGGGTAAT